TCTAACCCGTCCACTTCGTTTTACTGGCCCAAAAGGCCGCAGACATCTTGCCTTTGGCGATATTGCTTGCGTGCCGTGCCTTGAAGGATTCACGCCGCGTCTTATCGGCTTTGCTCTCACCTTCACGCTTTGGGCTTCCAGACACACCCTGTTGACCAAAACGGATTGTCTTGATCTTGTCGCCTTCCTTAGCCACCACGACGTGACTTTTAGTTGGATGCGATGGCGTGCGCTTGGGCTTATTAAAACCAGAAACGCCAGCCCGCTCTAGTCTGGAATCCTTTTTCATGACTAAGCAATTCTGTACCAGCTATTGGTTGCCAGAACGAAGCGCATACGGAACCAGTCCGTAGCTGAAAGGGTTGTTGGTGCGCCATAGGTGGCCGCAGCGCCGTTTAGAGCGAGCGTGAAGGACGTGATTTGCTGAGTGGTAGTGATTAGCACCTCAGTCCCGTCTGGCGTCTGTGTGTTAAGCGGAAGCGTGATAGTGCCAGTTGCAAGTGTTGCAGCAGGCTGAATCACAATCCATTGCTGCTCGGCTACAGGGGTTGGAACTGCAACGTTAAAACCAGTCCCCGGCGTGTAAATGTTGGTCGCCAGTGTCGGGCTTGCAAACATCTGCTGAAAGAACTGCAACAGCGAACTAATCGACAAGCGCCGTGCATCGCCATTTTGGGGCGTGTAGATGGCTACTTGGTCGCCGGGGGAAACCTGTGACTGCAAAGGAAGTTGATAAATCTGCGGCATGGTGAGCTCCTAGTTCAACTCAATCGGACCATCTGGCCCCGCGTCCACAGTATGAACTGGGCCACGTAAAAACGGATCGTCATAGCGGTAAGGCTTGTTGCCTGCACCCGCTGGCATTGTTCTGGGAAGCTGCTTCTCAATCGGCGCGGTCGCGCGCTGCAGCAAAATATCATAGCCCTGCTTGGCCGTGGCTTTGGTTTCCATCATCACTTGCTTGCCATACGACGGCGCAAGCCTGATGCCTAAGCTACAGATGATAGCCTCATAAGCAGAGTCGGGAACGTAGGTTTCCTCGTCAATGCTGCCCTGCTCTGGGCTTGACGGGATCGGGTAGCCTAGACGGATGCCCTTGCCGTTCCAGTCTGCCATCATCGCATCAAGCCTTTGGCGTGCGACTTCTAGCTGTTCGGGCTGCAGGTCGAACACATAGGAAGCAAGGCCAATTTCATTAAAGGCCGCGTAAACAAATTGGCGCGTGCTATATCCCATTTCAGACCTCAGGCTCTGAAGCTAACTCGGCTTCAATCAAGCCAAGCAGTTTGGTTTCAGAAATGTTCTTGCGAAACTCAAGGCCAAGCTCTTCAGCTTTAGCCACAAGCTCTTCACGCGTTGGCGGGGCGTCATCCTCTGGCGCAAGCGCCGCATCGATCGATGGCCCAACAACGTCAGCAACCACCTCAACAGGTGCATCAGCGATTGGCTCAACGTTGACTGGCGGTGCTTCTTCAATCACTTCCACAGGCTCTTCAACCACCGAAAGAATTGGTGATGGGTGAACTAGTTTGGCGACCTTGTTTGAAGAAGGCTTTGCTTTTTTGTGTGTGGCGGCTGACTGGATCATTTCTTTTTCTTCGGTGCTTTGACTGGTTTGACCATGACCATTACAGCCGACTTCATGGGCTTGCCCGTAGCTTTTTTCGAGTAACCTTTGTTCATAGGCATGATACGCTCCTGAAAAAGAGGAGGGGCAACATTTCTGCTGCCCCGCCGTTGGTTAAGAAATGCGATACACGATAAAGGTATCAGCCGCAGTCTTGCGGAGACGGAAACGAGCCGCAGCCCCAGACGTGCCAGCGGTTGCCGGAGAGCCCACAATGGTGGCCGTGCCTGTGTTCACCGTGATAGTCAAAGCAAATGCAGCCAAAGTGACGACGCTGAAGTCAAACGAGTCACCGATGGCCCACTCAGTTGCCAAGTCAAGGTTTGCACCCGTTGGCAATTGAACGTTACGGCCTGTGGTTGGGGTTGCAGTGATGATGCCAGTCAGCAATTCAGCCGCCGTCATAATCATGGAACCACCATCAGCGATGTTTGACGGAGCGGCTTGAGGTTGCCAGTTGCCGTTGTTGCTGATTTCTGGGGCTACACCTACAGAGTAGTAAGCACCAGATGCACCCGCTTCAATCTTGACCACAGTGGCGTTCGTGAATGCCGAAGAGACATAAGTGGTATTCTCAACGACCGTCAGCGGATCGAACACGTTTGGGAAGTTAGGAAACCCAACTTGCTGCGATACGGTTGCTGGCGAAAATGCTTGAACAGCAATCTTTTCACCCGCTGGAACCGTGACGGAAGCCGTACCCTGTGCGAAGATAACTTGATAAGACATAGGTCCAGCTCCTTAGGTTTGACCGAACAAGAGAATACCAGACATTTCTGGTTGCTTATTGACAACACCAAAAAGAGTGTCCAAGCGATACTTGGTCTTCATGGTGTCGATGTCATAGAATTTCTGCATGACCAATTCGATGCCTTGATCTGTAGAGGCGCGAAGCACCGCCGTACCAGCATCAGCAGGAACCGAATAACGACCAGGTAGAATTTCCAACGCGTCTTTCTGCCAGAAGCAGTTAACCGGCGCGGTGACAGTGTTGAGGCGATTGATCACGCGGCCAGTGTTTGGCGTTACAATACAGTTTTGGTACTGAAGCTCTGCATCAGTGCCGCCTTGAGCCGAAATAATCGGAGGCGTGATAACGCAGGTGGTTGCGTTAATCACCTGCACAACGCGGAAGGTCTTGGAGAAGCCCGTGCCTTGCTTGGTGATGTGATGACAAGCTTCAACACCTTGAATCTCAATCGCAGAACCTGCTGGAGTGTCAGCAGTGCTGTTGACCGTGATGGTTTGGAAGCGGTTGTCAACGTTCTGGGTTTCACCAGTGACAGCCGTTTGAGTTGCAACAGGCACATAGTAGTTACCAGCTGCAGCCAAGGTGCTCATCGTTGGATCAGAACCAGTCGCACCAGTCAGACGATTTGCATAGTCAAGCTTGTAGGTTTCAAAGCCTGCAACCATGCCAACATAAGAACGCTCGAAAGCGTTGTTTGACTTGTTGCCAGAGAAGCTGCGGGAGTTAGCAGCACCAGCGCCACCGCCTGCGATGTTGCCAGCAAGACCGTTATAGTCACGGCTGGACAAAGCTAGATAGCGGTCAAAAGCCTGCACGCCTTGCTCGTTCATGATGCTATCGCACAAGGCGATGTCATCATATTCACCAGCCGCAGTGTTGACAGTTACAACCAACGAACCTTGAGCCGCAGCCACGTTCATGATTGCAATGTTGATGTCTGAAGCAAGCTTTTGCTTAGCTGCATCGCCAAGACGACCTTCTTGCAAAGAGTCGCGAAGCTCAAGCGCGTCCAAGATGAACGGAACCGACTTCTGGAAGCCCAAGGTGGCAGGAACCGACAACTGAGTGTAGGCACCGAAGTTGCCGCTTTGGTCCATACCGTCATAGGATTGAGCGATATAGGGTTGAGGACGATAGATGACGTTGTTGGTACGTTCCATCATTGCGCTGTCGGTGTTGTATACCGATACGTTGCGCGACAGAACCAAAGCGTCGTTGAAGCCTTCAAGGATGTCTTCGAAGGCGACGCGCTCTTCTTTGGAGAATGAGTTAGCCATTGTAAGCTCCTAAGTTATTTGGAAGCTGCGGTCCGTTTTTGCGCCTTGTACTGAATGACCTTGGTCATGTTGCCAGTACGAGCCGCTTCTTCGCGCAGCCGTTCAAGGGTTGGATCGATTGCACCAGAGATTCGGCCACCGCCGGTCTTGATGGTGCGTTCGGGTGAGGTTGTTGCTTGGCGATTTGTGACTTTCAACTGCGTCTCCAGTTTTGCAATCGCGAAGGCAAACTTCACGGGATCAGTGATAGAGGATAACTCTTTGGCTCGCTTTTGATTCTTGCCGAGTGCGTAGATGACAAGAGCGGGTTGCTCGGAACCTTGAAGAACGATTCCCTGCTGCGTGACGTTGAAGGTGTCCAAAGCAAATGCCTCAGCCTCATCATAGTCTCGCACCTTTAGCGCAGCCTTAGCCGCACCGTAGGAATCAAGCTTAGCTTGCCATGCTTTCGCCTCAGCATCTCGCTGGGTTTCTTGCTCGGCTTGCTTGGCGTCGAAAACACGCTTGTCTTCGAACCAATCGGCTAACTTCTTCTCGTATTCGTCCGCATCGTATTCGCATTCTTCAAGCGTTGGTTTCTTGCCTAGCGTTGCTGGTTTGGTCTCAGCAACCGGGGCGTTTACCTTAGCTTCAAGCTCACGAATCTTCCGATCTTTTTCTCTGTTGGACTTACGCAGCTCGCGAACCCATGCAGGAGCGCGGTCTTCTTCTTGAGGGGGCGATTCCTCACCTATTGAAACGACAACTTCGTCACTGTCATCTTCGTCTTCCGCCTCGTTCTCTAAGACCTCTTCAGTCTCGTTGACTTCGGTTTCGACTTCAAAATCTTGTGCGTCGTCGTGTTCCATTTCTGCCGTTGACATGGTTATACCCCATTATCTCACCCAAGGAAAGCGGTGGGTGGAACCGCGACTGTTTGGGGCTCTAATGCTGCCCCGATCTTTTCCGCTGTCTCTATTGCCGCCTTGCGTTGGTCAATGTCGATTTGCGACAGCGTTTGAATGGTTTTGGCCTTGGTCTCTTCAGCCCGCGCCAGATTATATTCTGCGCTTGCTTGCGCGCCGACGGCTTTAGCTTGGGCCTCTTGAGCCGCAGCCATGAGATACATCGCCTGTGGATCAGGTTGTTGTTGACCCATCATGGCTTCCATCATTTGCGCTTGTTCTTCGTCGGTAGGTTTAATCACGCCGATTTGAACCAGCTTCTTACGGAAGAAGTCCTTGATGTCGCCAATGCCTTCACCGTCCATATTCATGATGGCCATCGATTGAAGGATCATTTGCGTTTCAGGATCAGTAGTGACTTGCATCATGCCTGTCAGAGCGCGAACAGTAGCCTCCCGGCGACTTGTAAAGCTAGGGCCAACATCAACCGCCACATCGAAGGTGGCTTGGCTAAAGTCGTTCTCGTAAACCATTGCGCCTGTTTCTGGATCAATGGTAGGCCGCATCAATTCAATGGACGATACCTGGTCCATCTGGTCGACCGCCTTCATTTTGCGGCCTTCTTCGACATAGATGTCTTTAGCCATTGACAGCCAAATCTCACCACAACGGCGCATGGATTTAGCCATGTTGGTCATATAGATAAAGGACTGCATATCAAGGCGGGTCTGGATTAACTCAACAGCCTTCCCGCTGATGTTCGACACCATTTTGTCGCCTTGCTGGTTGTTGCCCAATATCTCAGCCATGTCCTGCTCGGTCAAAGCCAATAGCGTAGCCATTGCCGGGGGGATGTCAGCCGCCTTGGTGTAGGCAACTGGCCCACTGACTTGGGTGGAACCGTCAACGCCTGTGATTGGATTGACAAGCAGATAAGGATAATTCTTAATGTTATCCTCAGCCCATTGAAGCTGATGGCCTGCCACTTGTTCGGGAAGCAAGATCGGCTTCTCAATAGATGACAGCGCGCTGATCTCACCCAGCTTGCTCAATTGCATGTTCTTGAGGCGCTGTGGGTCTTTAGCAAGGCGAACGTGGCCCATGCACCGCTCAACATTGTCCACAAACCACCGCTTGCCATAGTAAGGAACGATCGGGATATTCTTGCCCGCGATGTATCCGCAATCTTCTAGGATGCCGCCACCGCTCATGATGTACTTGTGGACGCGCTTACGCTTAACCCGCTTCTGGCGAATCTCTATCGTGTTGATTGCCGCAAGGGTCTCCTCAAGCGTTTCATCCTCGTCGAAGTCTGCTTGGGTATAGCGTTCCTCTTGTCCGTCAATAGTCTGAAAGATGCGAATTGTCTCGCGGGTCTCTTCGACCCTGTAGTATTCCGCCACATACACCACATCTGGCGTGCACCAATCGTATTCGTATTGACTGATAGACTTGGGCCAAGACGTCGGATCATCATTCCATTCATCGATGTAAGCCTCACGGGTAACGGAATAGA